GGGTGATCAAGATCAATCAGGTCAGAAGCAGAACGAATCAGAATCTCCTGAATCTCTGCGGTTGTAATACCATCGTAAAATTGAATACCAGACTGCATTTCAACCTGTGATGCAGATACATTTGCGAGGTCTTTACATGCCTCCTCCACCATAACGTGGAGTTTATTTAAATCAAGAGATTCGGTTTTACCATTTCTCTTAACGACTTTTGTTCCGTTACTCATACTTTCTTCCAATTGTTAAACTTAATTTTTGCTTCTAAACCAGAGTAGATATTTGATTTTAACACATCCATAACATTAAGTCCAGCGAGCACACAATCATTAATGTCCTTGTGCTGAACGGTTGTTGGCCAAATCACTACTTTGTCACCTCTGTTGATGGTTTTTGATACTCGGTTGACGATTTCTCGATTACGTGGTTCGTTATCAAAAACGTAAATATAATTGCTCCAACCAAACGACCCAATATCAACGTCGGACCCACACATAGCAACAGCATTTTGTATAAATGTGGAGTCGAAGGGTCCTTCAACGATATAAATGGGTTTCGTAGAATCCACTTGGTCCATCCCGTAGATTTTTGGTGCATCATCAGAAAGCATCACAGTGATATATTTAACAGGGTTCGGACCTAGTGCTCTTCCCTGAAATCCGATCAAATTACTCTTAGTGTCATACATCGGTATAATAATGCGACTCTCATCCTTACCAATAGTATCAAAAGTTTGTTTTTGGGTATTTGTCCACTCCTTAAACTTGTCAGCATAATAAAACTTTTCGGGATTCAGATTTCTCTTTTCCAGATATTCTCTAGCAGCAGGATTTTCTGATGCCTTTGGTAAATCTAATTTCTTCTTGAAGACAGGTTTGATAAACTCAAACTTTGGTTTTTCAACCACAAAGTTTTTACCAGTATATCCTTCCTTAAACTTCTCAAGAGTATACTGCTTATGAAGAATTGGATCTAACTCCTTCAAGAAGTTATTGAAGGACATACTCGCACCACAGTTATGGCACTTGAAGTTTGTATTATTCTTGACTGGGTAAATGTATCCCCTGGTTTTGTTCTTGTTCTTCTGAGAATCTCCACAAATTGGGCAACGGAATGTGTAGAGATCCGACTTAACCCTTTTGAATTTTTGAAGACGCGAAGATAGGAGTCCAATATACTTGGAGTCAATCAGATCCATTACGAAGGTGCTTATTTCAGTCTTTCTACTGTAACAGGAGAAGTGCGGGGTGTCAAGAGATTGAATGCTGGTGGAGCAAATTTAATGAAGATGGCAACTACTGCTAAACCACCCAGTACTTGCCATCTAAATTTTGAAATACTTTCTACCTTTTCTTCTACTTTCCCTATTCTTTCACCCAACTTTTCACTTATTTGTTCGTGTTGTTCTTTTGATGATACTTTAATATCTTCAATCATTCTAACAATTAGGTTGTCTGTTCTATTACATTGCTCAATCTTTTCATTATGAACAGCAAGCATTTGACTAATATTTTGACTTGTCTCACCAATCTTTTGAATTGCAGTATCAATGCGTTCCATCATCTGTTCGTAAACATTGATTCGCTCTTCGAGCAGTGCTATTTTTGTTTCAGTAGATGAGGTAGTTTGATTAAACATGATTGTGAGATGTGAGATTTGTTACATAAATCACATAACAAATCTACTAATATTTATTTTTCTCATTTTTGCTTGAGATCTTGTAACCACCATTTACGAGATCCTTTTCCACCCTTAGCATAGGTCTTTTTCTTTTTTGAGACAGGAGGAGTTCCGGTCTCAATGTTATAACCAAGAGACTTTTCTCCATTACCAACTACATTAACAATAGATCCTTCACCTTCTTCTCTAATGTTGTGAATAATTTGTATTAACTTATCTACTTTATCCATTAGATTATTTGTAATTTTTTTAGACACTCTTCATCTTCCTTAATATCATGTATTTGAGTTTTTGGATACTCGGGAAATCTATTCAAAAATAAAAGAAAACTTTTTATTGCTGACCACAATTCCATATCTAAATTATAAAATAGTAAAGGCACAGCAGCATCATTAAAGACATTAAAGAGCACTGTAAGATGATTCAAAATAAGGTGAGTTTTTAGATCACCTGTATTTTTGTATCTTTTTAACAACCTTTTAACATAACGTATTCTTTTCAAATCAGATTCAAAATCCTCCATAGTAAGTGCTTGAGGATTGTCATAAAATTTTATAGCAAATAACAAATAATTATCTTCATTCAACTCATCAAATTTCATACCAAATTATCAAGCATCTGGAAAGATAGAATCGTCGTCAGCATCAGATGTGGTTAAAATTCCACCAGCAACTAACACCTCACTCTTAACTCTCAAATTTCCGTGAGTATCAATATAAGTCATAATTCCGACCCATCCACTATGAGCGACAGCATACTTAGTAGTAGCAGCGACACCAACTTCAATTTGATCTACACCAAAAACATCTCTAAAATATCCATCAGTTCTTCTTCTAAATTCAACAGTATCTCCAGTAGAAATACCAGCAGAAATTGTTGAAGCAAGACTTACTGTAGTTGCACCAATTGTTGAAATGATGAGATTGTTTCCATTATTTACAACTGCGTCACCTACAATTATATCTTTAGTTCCAACAACAACTGGAATAATATTAGTACCAATACCAGCATTAGTAGTGGCAGTTCCAGTTACTCCCAAATTAGCAAATGATGAAGCAACATTATTTCGATTATTAAAAGTGCTATCAAATAAAGTATAAATTGGTTGCTCATTAATGTTATAAGATACTGCTGGAATTGTGGCAATTCCAGAAATAAAGGTATCGGTACTTGCAATCGAAATTGTAGTGGAAGTAAATCCAGTGATAATTGCCTGCCCGTAGGTTCCTCCAGTACCGACAGATATAATATCACCAGTTCTAATACCAGAATTGGTAAATGTAACTACACCAACAGTACCAGTTGCAGTATTAGTTCCAAGATTGACGGCAATCGTGCCAGTAGAGTAAATCGAATCGTTATTGCCCCAAAGAGACATGTTTCCTTACCTATAATTTCTTTATATTGATATTTATAAAAAAAGGAGACCTTTACTTTTGGTCTCCTCTATATTTCTCAGGGAGTTAAATCTTGAGCGCCCTTCTTCTTCAATGCTCCTTGAGCTTGAAGAAGAATAAGTGAAAGAATGCCGTTAGATTTTACCTTTGGATTTGCTCCAAGTGCTTCCGAAACTGCAAAAAGAACGGTTGCGATAAGAGTCTGGTTTGCTAAACACCAATCGACTACTGCAGACATAATGACCTCGTGTGAAGAGTATCCTGTCCTATGTAGTAATCAATCAAGTCTAGATCCAAGGTCAGGTCTTTTTCTTGCTTGCTTAGCAGAATATCTACCTTCACCCTGCTTGCTTTCAGGTTTAGCGTGAATTCCACCTGGTTGATCTACATATCTACGACTTGATGCGCGTCTTTCCTCTTTTGATCTACCTTCTTTACCTCTAGTATGAGGATTTTGTCCTCCAGAATAAGAGGTTGCTGGATTAGCAATCCCACCAATTTTTGTCTTTTGGCGCTGCCTTTGTGCTCCAGTAGAACCAAGTCCCCTCTTTTCTTCTGCTCTTGCTTCATCGACCATTTCACCTTCTGGTTCATAAGACATCTTGAGACCCATTGCCCTTAACTTATTCTTAACCATATTTACTTTGGTTGGAATTGCTCTAGGATCTTCTTCACCACCTTCACTCTTTTTGAGTTTTGGTTTTTCATCCATACCACACTCAGATTCTTCCTTATGAACTGGAAGTCCTTCGTGCTTGGTTTTTGCGAATTTCTTTGCTTCTTTCTTGCTCATTCCTGCTGCTGCTTTAGCAACTTCAGGAGATGCTGGTTTTGCTCCCTTTTTAGCAGCATAAACCATTCCCATAAACTTTTGTTGAGCAGTACTTACTGCTTTCTCAGCAATCATTTCACCTTCTAGTTCGTGATGGGCAACCAGACCCTTTCCTTGAGCAGGTGAAATTACAACCTTATTCTTGCCCTTCATCACATCAATCTTCTTTCCATTCGCATCAGGATTGTCCGATTCACCTTCATGAATAAACTCTTCATTACGAGTCGCAATTGCCGAACCACGAACATCTCTACGGTTCTGCAGATACTTATCAGTTTTGTTTACTTTACCATCATTATTAACATCAGCATCTTCCTTTCCAACAGGATCTAATTTCTCACCACGCTTTGCTCTCGCAGTTTGCTCACCTTTGCTTCTCTCGCCCTCATAAGGTTCACCATATCCAGTCATCTCAACTTCTTTAATATTTGGATTTGCACGAAGTTCAGAAATCTTTTGACGGTCAGCCATTCTTACATAAGAACGACCATCTTTACCAGTTACTCTTACCTTATATTTTCTGTGCTCAGCACTCTCCAGCTTCTCCATATAGGTCAGACGAATTGGTTCTTCTTCTTTCTGAACCCCTTCTACAAATACTTTATAAAGTGCATTTGCAACACTAGTAGATGCAAACTCTTCAATATTAAAGTCTTCTGCTTGCATACCACCTTTACCAAAAAGTTTTGCTTTTACCATAGCCTTTTCTTGCTGGGGCATATTACTGTTGTTCATATACTGAGAATATGCTTGCTGAAGGGGAAGTTCTTCTCTTCTAGCGCGATAGCGAATATCATAAATCGCTTGCTTTACTCTCTTCTCTGGAGACTTTCCACCAGATTCCTTCTTATCTTCGCCAGCAAGATCTGCGGCAGCAGGAGCGTGTTTTCTTGCTGGAAGCTCTTCAGCAATATGTTTTTTCATGAGAAAACTTTTACTTCTTATCTTTTCTATACTTATTTATGAAATTAAGACCGTATGATATTCCACCTGGTTGTAGATTTTCTTTACCAGTTCCAATTGCTCCTGGAGTTTGCTTTGCAGCATATTTAAAGGCGCCCAAAGTTCCAGTAAGAGTATTTGGTTTTCCTGGAGACCTATACATTCTATCCATCTTGACTTCAGTGTATTCAGATAAATCTTTAATCCAAGATTTAAACATCATACCCGATTCAGTTACACAAATCAAATAGTTGGTTCCACGACGAATGATACGACCAACCATTCCTGTGTTTAGATTTTCTACCAACTGCCCAATTCTAAAAATCGATTCCGTAAGATAATTTTCACGAAGAGTTTGGAAATCGAACTTGGGCGCAATCTCCCAAATATCCCAACCCTCTTTGATATTCATAGAAGCACGGAGATTATCAAATAATTCTATTGCTTCCTTACGCTTCATTTCTGGAGGAAGACCTTCCCTAAACTTACGGAAATCTCCTTCAGCAGCAGCAAGTCTCATTCTGGATGCAGACATTCCTTCCATACCTTTTGCATCAGGGTCTATTTCTCCAGCAGAGACTACCTCAATATTATCAAAAGCATAAAGTTTCCCGTTGTAATTATTTGAAAGTTTCTCAAACTCTTTAATTCTATTAGACCCACCAACAATTCTCACATTCGTATATCCATCATTATGTGCTTTCTTGAGAACATCAAAAATAGTTTCTGTATTTGCATCATTTACAATTCTTTCGCTATGAGCAGGGAACATTCTTCTCATATAAGAAACTTTTGTATCTGGGTCTAATGGATTCTTTTTCTTATCCTGACTTCTAGAAGGGTAGATTAAATAGTCACCCCCATCTGCTGCAGATGATTGTGCAGCAACATCCATCAATTGTTGATGTCCAATCGTAGGAGGATTGAAACGACCAAATGCAATTGTAAGAGTTCCCTTCGTTTTGGGAACTGGTGGAGGAGTCGCGACAGGTTGCTCTTGTGCTGCTGCCTGCTGTTCAGGAGCAGGTGCTTGCTGCGGTGCTGCTTGCTGTTGAGCAAGTGCTGGGTCTTGATATCCTGGAGAAGCAATTGTTTTTTCCTTTTCAGTTTGTACTGGATCCTTTTCACCAACTTTCTGGCGCTTATTATAAAACTTGAGTTGACCCTTTTCAGTTTTTGCTACAAACTCCCCTTGCCTATCATACCATCCACCGTGCCCGTCACCAACAAGACCAAGACGCTGAGCTTGTTGTGATGCAGTTGTTTCGGAAATAAACTGGAAAAAACTTTTCATTCTTATTTTTTAATTCTATTGCAAATGTCCGACATTATTGACTTTTCGTTTGCAATAATGTAATTAAGACCATTTTTTCTAATCTTAATATATTTATTCTTCAATAAATCTGATTTATTGGATTGAATTTCCTTATCAAGTGCAAAGTAAAAATACTTGATAAAATCATTGAAAACATCTTTTGGTCTTGACTTTTTGGTTGTAAAAATATCAAGAACATTATTAAGGAATGCTTGAAGGTCTTTCATAATAAAGTATCAATAGAAATTGCAGATTGTCTATATCTTTTTGGGTAAATTCCAGTTCTAGTTCGAGGAACTGGTCCATTTGGCGTTTGGGTTGGTCTTCCATCACGATAAGTAGTTATTAGTGTAGCACGATATCCATTATTATTATTTAAAAATAATCTAGTTTCACCATTCAATTCCATTGAACCACTAAACGAAAGTTGATAATAAATATCATCATCACTATTAATCAATCGATTAAAAATAAATTCACCTTGCCCAATTAAATGGACATTATCTGGACCATATGGACCACCATAATCTGGACCATATACTGCTTCATTTACCAATTGACTACTTGTTACCAATTTATAAACAGATTTAGTAAGTTTCCCCGAAGAATTGAAAGGATTATTTGGAATTAATCTTCCCCTATTAACCGCATCATCATACAATTGATATAATCTGGATAGATATGTTTGAACTTCTACATTATTATAAATTTTTGCAGCATCTTGTATATTTCCAGATGAAGATTCAGAAACTCCACCATATTGATTAAATGCATCTGGACCAGTTCCATTTTTATGTGAGATAAAAAGAATTTTTTTTCCTAATGCGTTTTTAAAAGCAAAATCCGATTTTGGTTCCCTACCATGAATTCTATTAGTAACTTTTTCAATACCAGTAATTCCAGTAAACATTCCTAGTCCAGGAACAAATAAATCTATACCAAAATTATTTCCCCTACCAGTTCCAGAATTTTCCTGCAATTTATGAAGTGTTGCTATAGTAGCATTAAGAGTTCTTTGTTCCGCATTTGCTCTACCCCTAACAGTTGGTTTTCTAATCGCTTTAATTCTAATGTATCCCGTTTTTCCGTTTACTCTAATATGTGCATATTTATTTCTACCAATTTGAGTAAATTGTTTAGAAATTATATTAACTTCTTGACCCGCATTAAGAGTTAAAATTACTTGTTTTAATGTTATATTCTTATATACTGGTTCATTTGAAACTCCACTATCAATAGAATATTTAATATTTGCGGAATTGGGATTATTGGTAACATATTTTGGCCAATCAGCAGCCTTTTTTCCAAGGTGAGCCATAAGACTTTTTGAAGTATTTAGTGCCCAAAAGAGGACTTGAACCTCCACAGATATTTCTACAGGAACCTAAACCCTGCGCGTCTACCAATTCCGCCATTTGGGCAAAGTGGAAAATAGCGGGTTCGAACCGCTGACCTCCTGAATGCAAATCAGGCGCACTACCAACTGTGCTAATTCCCCGAAAACCCCGGAGGGTTATTTATTCATTCTACTACAGAACCAATCTTTTCGTCAAGGTCTGCAATTACATTGCGAATATCAACAACACGAGGAGGAACACTCAATTCATTATAAGTGTATCCTTTTTGTGCATCAAATAGAACTTGACGAACTGCTGCAGCGGCACGAACATCCATTTTTACAGATACAGTTTTTGCCATCAGATGTCTCCTTCTTCACGATTTTCACTATAATAAACATCAAAGAAACCGTCTGGATAACGCTTCATGAGTTTATCAATATTAGTCTGAATCACTTCATCAAAAGAAACATCCAGAGCAATACACGCTTGGGCAACATACCACATAGTATCACCAAGTTCTTTAATAAGATGAGTACGAGTCTCATCATTCCAGGATTTGCCCTGAAAGACCATTTTTTTCACAATCTCCATAAACTCACCACCTTCGGCATTAATACCAACAGCAGCAGTCAGAAGACGCTCAATATTTGCACCTTTCTCATCCAACTGGACCATACGGTCAGACAGAGCAAGAAAGTCTTTAGATGCATCAGAAGTTACAGCATCTACAAAGTTTTGATATTTATCGAAATCAACTCGTTGTGTCATGAAAATTTAAATCCTTCAAATGATTTTTTGGGTTTTTTGTCTTCTTCGTAATTATACTCGTCTTCTTGTCCAGAGTCAAGTATATCTTTTTGAGCGGTTTGCTCACAATCATACAGTCTCATTTTGGCACGATCAATACCCACAATAAAACGCTTATAAATGGTTGGATCATTATAACGATTTTTCAATTGTTTCACCATAATCTGCCCTAATCCCTCTAACTCTTCAGTACTAATAAGGGCAAACATAAGATCAGCAGTAGCAGGGAGACCAAAGGACTCACTAGTATCAGTAAGTTCAACATCAGAATTACCATAACCACTGCGGGTAGTCTGGGTAGCAGAGACAATGGGAACATTGAATTCCACTGCCAAACCGCGAAGTTCTTCTGCAATTGACTTAATGTACGAATAAGAATTGATAGAGCTGTTTGCCTTGTGCCTAGAGGAAGCACAAATATTAAGGTAATCAACGAAAATAATATCAGGTCGAAATGATTTCTTAAGAGCAAGTTCATTGAGAAGTGCCTTGAAATGTCCAGAATGTGCAGAAGCAGTTGGATATTCTTTGATTACCAAAGAACCTTGCGTCTTCTTTGCAATATTATTTACTTTATTTTCAAATGCCGAACGTGGGAGATCAACCAGTTGCTGAATCGGGACATTGAGAAGGTTTGCATCAATTCTTTCTGCAATTCGCTCTTCCGCCATCTCAAGAGTGATGTAGAGTACGTTCCGACCCTGTAGCAACGCGGCACTAGCAACGTGGCACATGAACAAGGATTTCCCAACACCCGTTCCAGCGAGAGCAATATTGAGAGTCTTGTTAGGTAAACCACCTTTCGTGATTTTGTTGAAATATTCCAGATCAAACTCGATTTTATCTTCTTTACGATGGTAAAATTCATAACGCTCCTCATAATTTTGAAGATAATCGTGACCGATATTATTATCAAAAGATACTGCTAAAGCATCTGAAAGAATACTGGGAATAGCATCACGATTTTTCTTTCCATCATTACCATCAGCAATATGAATCGACTCCATAAGTGCTAGGTAAATGGCACGGTCACGACACCACTTTTCTGTAGTGTCAAGAATCCATTGCTTATCTACAACACCATCATGAAATTTGGAATTTAAATCTCGAATATCCTTAATTTCACTCTCATTAAGATCTGTGCGATTTTCTATCTCAATCGCAAGTGCTTCTGTTGTAATTGCTGATCCATATTTAACAATGAACTTAACAATTTCCTCAAATACGATCTTTTCGGATCTTTGCTCAAAATAATCTGGTTGTATAAAAGGTATGACTTTTCTGGAGTAATCTTCATTGAATATCAGGTTTCTTAAAATTGTAAGTTCAAGTCGTTCCATTACTTATAATGCAAATAGGCACTCATAATATACTTTGGACCACTGATAGGAGGTTCCCCCTTATGAGGGAACATCCATAGTGGAGGAAACATAATTAAGGTTCCCTGTTTTGGTTGAATTTGAACATCCTTGAAAATAGTTTGCCCACCACTCTCAACGTCATTCAAATACCACATAAAAGATAAAAATCTACGGGAGCTTCCATAGTCTACCACATCTACGTGAGTATCAAACTGATCAACACCATTTGGTTCGTATTTTTTAATACGAAATTGTTCTAGAGCGTGTTCTTCAGGAAATACACGTTTATCTACAAACTCATAATACTTATCACGATATTCAAAAATCTTTCTGATGATACGATTATGAACTTGATTAACTTCTGGTGTTAGTTCACGATTTTCTGTGAGATTAAACTGAGTAAAGTTAGGTTTTCCATTATTATCGTGACGCTCGTGTTTATCAGGAATCTGATCAAATAAACTAATTAAAAAATTACATATATCAGGTTCAAGAGAATTCTCATAGATATGAATAAAATCTTGAAGTTCATCCATAACTAAACTCTTTCTTTGCAATTTCATCCAGTTGTTGCATCACTTCTTCTGTAAAATATACTTCAGGTTCTTTGAGAATCTGTTTGGCATAGATTTTCTTACCATCTATCTCATAGCGACCTGCTACATTCTTCCAGAGTCCACCAAGTTCACCAAGTTCCAAAAGACCATAGTAACGATCAAGACCGCGATCATCATAATAAAGACGGATTTCAACATCTTTGTTCTCCTTACTCAAACGCGACTTAGCAGTCTTTGCCTTGATAATGTTTCCAACGATTTCTGTTCCATCCTTTTCCTTTTTCTTTGAAAGGTAAATGATACTAGAAGCAGCGTACTTAAGACCACTACCACCACCCATCTCCTTAGTAGGAACATAAGCACCAATAACATCATAAGTATGATTGGTTACAATCATAGGGATGTTTGCTTGACCAAGTTTCAACGTAAGCATACGGAATGCACCTTTAATGAGTTGTGATTTGGTCATATCACGAACTTCTTTATCATTCAGAGCATCATTAATCTCTTTACTTGTAGAAAGCATCCCCAAAGAGTCCAGAACAAACATACAAGGATTGCGTTCTGCTTCAGGTTTTTTCATATACAAATCTACTGCTTTGAGTGCTTTTCCGCGAAACTCTTCAACAGTAACAACATTGACAACCACAAGACGAGAAGTATCAATTCCACGGGATTCTAAAAGAGATTTAGTGATAGCAGCCTCAGTATCAAAGTAGAGACAATAACCATCGGGGTTATTATCAAGAAAATTCTTAACCACAGCGAGAGAGAAGAAAGTCTTTCCAGTAGAAGACTCTCCAGCAATAGCAGTAATCTTATTCCCAGATACACCACCAAATATGCTACCTGAAACCAGTGCATTAAAAATGTATGAACCCGTATCAACATAAGTCTCCGTCTCATCAATATCGGAAGCAAGTTGTGTATACTCACCACCAATTTCTTTTACAATATCTTTAAGAAAATCCATCATTCTTTCTCCCCATTTTTATTTTTATCGATATAGTTCATTTTATAAGTCCATAGTTTTTGATACAATGCAGAATCTCCTCCCAATCTCATAGCACTAATAATCGTATTCAATTCTTTTTCGTTAATAGGCAAATCCATCAGTTAAAAAATGATTCTAGGGTTGTTGTATGTTCTGTTTTCCATCCAATTGCATCAAGAATGGACTTAAGTGGTTCAAGAAAACTCTTTTCAAATTGTAGTTCATAATCAATATATTTGTCAAGACCAAGTTCTGTAGGAAAGTCTTGAATAAAGGAGATAATATTCTCCTGAATAATATTTGGTTTTTTGAGGTAAATAAATTTAATCTTTTCCCCA